ACTCACTCCAGGACCACCACCACTCACTCCAGGACCACCACCACTCACTCCAGGACCACCACCACTCACTCCAGGACGACCATTTCCATCTGAACCGTTTCCACCCATACCATAACCCAATAACTCCAATACTCCTCCTGCCGCCTCTCCATACGGGTTCCCACTATCTATCAGAGCATCCTTCAAAGGAGTTCCCACCACATCCAGTACGGGTTTTATGTAATCTTCCCAAACACCCTTCACCGTATCATAGGCATCGCTAATTGCCTCTGTGAAATCATCCCAGTTATTATACCACTCACCTCCATAATATCCAGCACCTTCGCCCCCCTTATGAAATAAATCCTCAATAAATCTCATTTCCTCTTCACTTAAATCAGATGGCATATCAGGCATCTTCGTCATCCTTCCAATCTTCTTACTCTCCATCATACGGTTACGACCTCCCCTGAAATCATCAAAGTTGTTATACCACGCACAACCCACCTGCGGTCTTCCACTTCCCGCCATATTTCCAACCTGAACCACCTTGTTCTCCGGATACTTCAATCCACCAGACGCACCTGAACCCTCATCATAATAATCCTCCACTCCCGCTCGCGGCACTTCTCGAAACGGCATCGTGGTTCCAACCATCGCGTATGACTGACCCCCACTCGCTCCGCGTCCCTGTAATTTATTTGACACAAAACCAATCGGAGTTGAATCCCATAAATCATCAAAAAAACCACGACCAAACTGATTCCGCTCCCCTTCCATCCGATATTCCCGCTCCGCACGAGACAACGCTCGTGGATGATTATGTGCCGCACCCATCACATCGTTATATTGCGTGGATAGTCCAGAATCAGAACCATACCCCCTGCCAACAAAATTGGCGGGGGCGTGCCTCGCAGCACGATAATTAATCGCATCCACCGCAGAACTTATCCTTCGATTATATGCCGTATCCATTCGCCGAGAGATTGTTTATATTATCATATGATTTTTATTTTTATGTTATAATTATAAGTTATAGCATAAACACCATCGTTATTTTAGTTTTCGCGGGGTTTTTAGCACCTCGAAGCAAGTTTCATCCGACCACCCTCACCTTTTCCCAGAGCAGACTTCGCAGCAGACACCGCATCCATTATCGCCTCTTGTGCCTTCGGAGCAACATCAGCAACACTCGTGACTGCGGATGACTCGACACCTCCAACCAGACGCAGATTACGCTCACTCACAGGTTTCATTTCAGAAGCAGCAAGAACATCGCTCTTCGTAAGAATACCCGTGTAAGTAGAACTGACACCCTGCGAGGTAATAAACAAACCAGAATTAACGCACATCAAACAAATCTCAACCTGACCTGCCGCTGTGGTGTCGTAATTTTGAATCGTCAAATTAAACTGTAAATTGAACGAACCCAAACTACCCGCCGCATAAAACTCCTCTACGATAGGGATGTCCTGACCGAAACGGAGTGCCAAAATAGAACCAGAAGTCAGTACTGTCTGTCCCAGAGAATTATAAGAAGCACCAACAACTGTAGCAGGAGGAAGATACTTGTTCGCAGTACCCTTAAACTCCAACCAAGTCTGATTTGTGGTTTTAGCAGACATACGAAACAAAGTCTCCTGTGTAGCATTCGCCAACAGACCAGACTGGTTATTCCAGTTGATAGAAACAGCAGTAATGGGGTAAAAACAATCAGCATCACGCGAAGTCTGTTGCGACATCGGTTTTCTGGCAACGATACACAACATATCTGGAACCTGATTTAACTGAATGTTATTGCTGGAAAAGACCGCAGTAGTAGGCACCAACTCATTCGCATTCGACACAGCAGCAGCAGCAATCGTGTTAGTAAAAGTTGTCAAATAACGCGGGAAATCAACATAATCCACAACATTCTTCGAGGGAAGAATCTGCGAAGGATGAGGGGTAAGCATCTGAAAATGAAGTTCTGAACCCGCCACCGCACTAATCGCAACGGAATAGTTGGCAATCGCGGCAGCAGACGCACCACAACGCCACACACGGGCAGCGTTGGCAGAGATATTAAAAATGAAGTTCAAGTTACTCACACCATATATACCCATCTGGTTCGCCGAGAGATTGGCAAAGTGGAAAGGAGACAAAAATAGAGGTTCATAAGAAGTAAAGGTCACCTGAACGACACGAGCAGTTCCATCACCGATAGTCTGCTGATTCTTGAAATTAGCACCACCAGCAGGGGCAGGAGTAGTCTGAAGAATGCTGTCGATGGTATAAGAACCACGAGATAAAAGAGAATTATCGGCAGTTTGACTCCAAGCACCGTTGCTGTTGTTGTTGCTTCCAATCTGGTCACTATAGTTTCTATAGGTGTCTGGTGCCAGAGGGCAAATACCGTTCCAACGAGACAACGCACGGTCATCACCATACATACGAAGCAACTGGGGCAACACATCACGGATATTCACCGAAACGCTGTTGTTATTCACCTGAACCTGAAGAGTCGTGGCGGACATATGAAGGGGCAGAGGAGCAAGAGCATCACGCATACCCAAATCAACGAGATAATTTCCTGCGGCAGGAGTTCCACTAATCGTCAGAGTATAAGTGGATTTCCACACGACATTACGGTCAAGAATAGTAACTTCAGAGGGAGTCTGAATTGAAAATGTCTGCGATGAGTTAGACTGCGAAGTAGAAGGGTAAATCTGGGTCGTGACATTCTGACCTGACTTCACAACACCAAAAGGAAGTGAATCAGTCACACGCATACGGGCATCTTCCACGAGGACTTTACGAAAATCTGCGGACGACATCTTGATACTGGTTTTATGTTAATTATATATAATTTGTTTTTATATATAATTTCGCTGTTAATCATTCCTTTTATTCTTTGTTGTCGAGAGATTTTCGTTCTTCTCAATTTTTCGGCGAAAACCGCTGTATTTTAGTCTATCGTCGCATTATAGAAGTCTTTCCGGCGGAACAGTATCTTAATGCTCGCAGCACATCCCGCCGCCAATAAGAATCGGTGAAGACCACTAAACTTATCCTTCCAAAACACCGACACCTCTATCGCATTTACCGGCGTTGTTCCACGCAAATCCAACATTCGATACTCTGCCGTTGGCGTATATGTAATCCTCGTCTGTGATGATGTTCCTGTCGCACCTTGTAATTCAAAATCCGTTAGAACCGGTGCCGTTACATTATTATTTCCCGATGAACGCAAATTACTCGAATTAACACCATCATAGAAATTAAAGATTGCTGGTTTCGATAATAGGGTATTCTGTACTGGAAGTAGCGATGTAGAAAATACGATTGATGAAACCGGTGACCATAAAATCGTGGTTGAATGCTCCTGTGGGACTACTATCTGCGGAATTGATGGAACACTCGCCGCCTGTGGAATCAAAGGATATGTCGGTCTGCTTCCACCACTCGTATTGAGGTATTGATTATTATAGGCAACAACCGTATATTCGCTTCCTTGATTCAGGTTTGTTTGGGTATTTCCATTATATATTGTTGGGAGCGAGTTCAAAAGTGTCTCTAATGGGGTATTCATATACAATTTTATAATACGACCCGTGAATTGTGGAATCGCAAGTGCGGCAAGATTTGCCATATTTTGGTCGTATGTATCATAAGTATAAACCGGTCCGTCTGGCAACCGTGCTGGGGGACATAACGGAAAATTAATTGAAAATAACTCCCCAACCGGGTCATATGTCATCTGGGGGCAATAATTTTGGTAAATATTAGCGGGAACTCCTCCAGGTGTGCCTATATCCACCGCAAGTTGAGCGTTGAAATTATCAAACGCAGTCTTCAACGCCTTATTCGCCATATTCAATACTCGTGAAAACTCGTATGTATAATAATATCCTGCTGTTAAATCTTGAAAAACAAGTGGAACCGCTGGAGTTGGTGCGGTTAAATCATCAGGTTCATATATCCAATTTACAGCATTCGCCAAAAAAGTTGTGACTGGTGCTGTTGGAACCGTATAATCCGTTATACTCATACCCCACGAATAAATCAACTTATTATAATTCGTCTGACCTAAAAGCACCTGTGGAATCCAAATCGGTAAAGTCGGTGTCTCTAATGAAAATCGCACAACCGACAGAAGGTAATCTTCTGGGTATTGAATAATAGGATTTTGCCTAATCTCGTTGAATGTAAGGGGCGGTGCGGTAGTCCCAGTAAGGGTTGGGTCATAATCACTCACAACATTAATGTCGTAATACAAATTATAAGGGTCAGATGAATTAAGATTCCCTCGTGTCGTTGCCATTTTATATATGAATTGGATATTTGTTTTTATTATTAATTTCACTTTACATTCGTTCTTTCTCTTTTGGGGTCATCCAGACAAGGGGAGTCAGGGTCATCCAGAGCAGGGGTCATCCAGAGCAGGTTTCGCCGGTCGGGGGTGGGGTGCTGCTCGGGCGGTGGGTGCGGCAGATTCGACGGACGGAGGAAATTGTATGATGTGTGCGTCGCCACGCTTTTCAGAAAAAATTGAAATGATAATTCATCAGTATCCAGAATACACCGACCAACACCAGACACAAACGAAATGACTTGCTCTATTTGCCAACAATCAGGACACAACAAGAGAACCTGCCCCAATCAACAGAAGGCGACCACAGGTAAGTATGCGGGTATGACCGCCGCCCAAATCGAAGCAATCTTCGCCGAAAGAGAACGCAAAAACTACGAAGAACTCGTTGCCCCCATCATCGCCCCAAAATCCGCCTGTGCCGACTGCGGTCAAATTGAAACCGAATGCCATCTCGAACTCGTCGGCGGAAAGGTAATGTGCTGTGACTGTATTGACCCCAAACCCACAGAAGAAGAAGAAGACGAAGAAGTCGGCGAATGCTCCAACTGCGACGCCCACCTGGACGATGACGAACACATCTTCATCTTTACCA